AGTTTAGTGTTTATGAATTTGCTTACTACTAGCGATAACAATAATTCTTGATCAATATTACTTTTATAAGTTCTATGAAGTTTTCCTAATTGACAAGTAGAACCATTAACAATTGGATAAAGGTCTGAAAAAGAACCCAATTTTAATTTACTTTTAGTTCTCTCTCCAGACCATTTAACATTTCTAAATTGAGCATCTGAAAGATTAATTTTAACTGTTGTCATAACTACTCCAATTCCGATAATCTACTAGGGTGAATAATCATTGAACCATTTATTGAATGTGCTTTGTATTTACCTTTTGGACCAAATACTCGCTTAGAATAATCAGTTCCATCAGGATATCCGATACCTAAATAATTTGGATTGTTCTTCATTTCTTGTTTAATTCTCATAAGGCGAAAGAATTCCAATATAATTGTGGTATTTATTTCATAACCTTTATCAGTAACTGCGTAATAAATTACTTCATACCCATCACTATATTCTTTAATAAACTTCACAATACCGTATTCAATTAGCCCGTCATTAACTTCTATGCCAATCATTAAATTTTCCAAAGAATTATCTTCTAAATTAACGACATTATTGTTGTGATTATTGTCATTATCTAATATCATAGATATACCTTTCTTTTTTGAGTTGTGTTATTTTTTAATTAATTATTTAATTTTCTTAAATATGGGCATAAAAAACCCACAAGTTCAGTCTATCGTGGGTTTTTTTGAAGCCATTTTGAAATTGAAAATTCTTTTTATAAATCTTTTTTTGGCTTAGCAATAGATTGGCCAATAGATTCGCCAATAGATGGCCAAGTTAAACAAATAATTTATGAGATCGGCTGTTAAATATTTAACGAAGAGGCCGGCAAAGAGATTGCAAAAGACCTAATTAAGAAAATGCGCAAAAAAACAATTAAAAAATTAATGACGGGAACGTAATTGAATTCATTTTAGCCAAACTTGAGTATACATTTTTGGCACACATCAAATAAATTAGAAAATAGAATAATAAAGCACTCCCGTATATTTATTAACATTAATCTTAAAAATTGAGTGCATATTTTTCAACACATCAAAGGTTTTGATAAAGTTTGAATTTACAATGATTTTTGTTCATACATTAGCTCAAATCAATTTGGCTATTCAATATTAGATGATATGTCCTGCAAATAAGATAACATAGTCCCGGTATATTTAATACGACCAACATGAACTAAAGTGATAGTTGGATCAACCCAAATTGACCCACTAATATCTTGCCAATATCTACAAAACCCATAATCTTCAGATAAAAATCTATTTTTGTGAGTATCAATGTATGAGTTAAAAAAAGCATATGTTTTTTCCATTTCTTTTTTTGTTAATGAACCAGTGTCATCATTATATTTTAAATGAGGATAGGCATCAATCATCTTCTCAAAACATGATCGTTTAATTAGCATAAAACCAGTGCCGGCATCATAAATTTCTATTGCACCATTTTCAACTTTCAAAGTTGTTTGTTCGTTATCTTTTACTGGGTTAACAACAAATCTTAAACTTCTTGACATCAATTCGTCATACTTCACATCTTTAGCAACAGCATCATGCTTAACTTTTCTCCAATTAATATCTTTAATTGGATAGGCAGCAGTCATGACTTCTTTATCATGCCATAATAATTTAACAACATCTTCTGGTTCAAACCCAATATCTGCATCAATAAACATCATATGAGTAAATTCGCTATTTGCTAAAAACTTAGCAGAAATATTATTCCTAGCCCTTGAAATTAAGCTGTCAGTAATTGTTGAAATTGCAAACTTTATTCCATGATCTCTGAAATACATTACTGTCTTGATTACAGACATAAATGTAGATTCAGTTATTTGTTGATCATAACAAGGTATAGCAATCATCACATACCATGATTTAATTTGTTCAGGGGTAATATCTATTTGAGCTTCTTCTGTTTTTATTTTTGTCATGATTTAAGTATATCTCAAAATATACGGCAACAACCCTTTTTATTACTTTTTAATACAGTATTTCCGGCGTTTTCAACTTACTAATTATGAACTTTTATAGGTTTTCTAAGGTAAATTCAAACCCATCACTAGGGTTTGGTTTTTGAGAATAAGAACGCGAAAACCCATTTTTGTTTCCATCATAGATAGACACTGTTCCGGAGTCTTCAAATTCATCATATTTCTCGGAATCAATACTGAAATCTAATATTTCTAAATCTATCTCATTATCAATCATAATATTTGAAGCAGCAGCAAAAACAGAACCAGCCAAAGCGTCAGCCATATCTTTTGACCCACCGCTTGGGTGATCAATTCGGTTATTTGAAAACAATCTTAATTTTAATAATTCATCTTCAACTAAATGGTCTTCCCAATAACCACGCAATCTTGTGTCATATATTGCTGTCATCAAAGTGTCGTAATCGGTTTTCTTTACGCTATGAAAATCTGCATTTACTCCTAAAGCTCTCAAGCTCTGAATCATCTCAACAGATTGCCATCTATCAAAAGTAACCAAACCAACATCAAATCTCCTACACAAATCAATAATCATTTGTCTTACTGAAGCAAAATTAATTTCTTGACCAGGTTCTGCTTGCCATGAATATACCAAATCAACATTTATTACCGGCAATCTTTCTACACCCATTGAAGTTTTAATTTCAGTAATGCCCGGACAATGGGTCATACATAAAGCTGATCTATCTCTGTTTAGTCCTAAATCAACATGAATAAATCTTCTATGACTATCTGAATTATTAAACCAAGGATGAAAGCGGCCTTCTTCGTCTAAAGGATTATCTGAATAATTAAAAGCTTTTCTAACTAAATTTTCATCTCTAAAAAAAGCATCTTCCATGCTTGGTGGTTCACATTCAAATCTCGCTTTAGCTTCAATTGGGTTTCTAATATATTCAGACTCCAACTGCTCTCTTTTAATTGTAGGATTCACTTCCCAAGTAGCAGCTTTAATTGTCCAAGTTTTTGGTTCTTTTTTCTCTCTAGAATTGTAATATCTTTGTTGAATAAAATCACCTTTGTATCTAGGGAACGACAAAAGAATGACTTTTCCTACTTCTGGAAACCGGGACATAACAGATAATTTACTCATATTATAAATTGCAGATGCAGAACCTTTTGCCCTAGTATCTCCTTTTAATTCAGAATCAGTTTTAAATGCTGCAATTTCATCCAAAATAATTGTTAATACTTCATAACCTTCCCAACCTTCACTTTCTGAGTGACCAGAAAACAATCTAACCGGCCTTGAGAAGAAGAAAATTTCTGATACTCTTGGTTCAAAACCCACACTATTAAAATAAGGAGAGGCTAATAATAAATTTTTTAATGGTTCAAAAAATACTCTTTGAGCTTGCTGAGCGTTTACAGCGAGATTTAATAAATCTATGTAGACACCATGAGCTTTCCCGTAATAACCCAAAGGATCTCTCAAACAATGTAGCAAATATGACGTATACGCGATAGATATTCTGCTACAATGGTCTTTTCCACTACCCTTACCGAGCATGCAAATAACTTCATTATCAGTATATTTATTATAATATTCAGTTCCTTTTTCTTCACCCATTAATTTAATTAAAGTTGGCTTACGAAAGATTTGAGTACTATGTCTAACAATTTCAGTTTGAATTTCAGAAAGGTCTGGCAAACCCAAATACTTTTTGTCTTTAACAAAGACATCAATAGATACCGGTTCTTCAACAAGTTCTTCTTGTCTCAAAAGCCTATCAAAATCTTTAAATTCAAGATTAACACCGAGAAAATCAGACATATATATTCCAGCTTATGGGGCAAAAACCCCTTCTCAAATTATGATGGATTTTCCAACTTATGGGGCATAAAAGCCTTCTCAAACTATGAGAGATTTCTGAAGTTATAGCACAAAAAAGCCTTCTCAAATTCTGATGAATTTTACAAGTTATTGGAAAAAAATGCCTTCTCAAACTATGAGGCTTATTCAACATCGTGATCCTTTTCTGTTTCAATAGTTATTATTTCTTTACCCATAATTTGAAAAGCAATCTCTAATTCTTTTCTTACCTCATCAGCAATAACAGGATGCTTTGATATTACATCCCTTAAAACTTTAGATAAAATTTGATTAACATTTTCGGCTTTCTGCATTCTTTGAATATATTCGGTATCAGCCTGGTTTCCGCCACCCATCAACTTATGCAATTGAGCTTTTTTAGTAGCCAACTCTCCAGTCAATTTTATAGCCTGTATTCGTGCAGCAACCATTCCGTGTTCTGTTGCGATATTAATAGTCTCCCAAGCTTCTTTACTTAATTGATCAAACTCTTGAAGAGCTTTTATTGTATTAAACTGAACTCTTTCTAAAAAGTAAGGGTCTTCGTCAGCCCTGTTGTTCAATATAATTCTGTATTCCTCAATATAATCTTTTACTTCCGCAATCTGCAAAGACATTAAAGCTGCTATTTCATTTTTAGAATAACCTTTTATATGAAGAAGCCCTACCTCTTCAATGTCTTTCATTTTTTCTACAATTGTTTTTTTCTTATGTATTTCAACATTAGACATAGATATCTCCGGTATTAATCTTCGTCTTCCTTTGTCCTAAAAGCTATCTGACCGCCGGCTTCAGAAGCTTCTTTCGTCAGATCCTCTAAAGTCATTCCGTGTTCTTTCACATAATGAACTCTGTAATTAAACCACCCTTGAACCGCTTTCCACATCTTGTCATCAGTAACTTTTTCAAGCTCTATCATTTCTTCAACGCTAAGAATAAAACTTAAAACACCTAATGGCATATAAACAACTGTGTCAAAACTCTTATCTTTACCTTTAGCAAATTTCTTCAATAAGTTTTGAAATTGCATAACCAAATCTTTAATTGGCTGCCCGGAATAAAAATCTATGTTCCCATAAGCATTTCTTTCCCGAGGGCAATACTCATCAACACCGGTGATTGTCCCAAAAGAACGACACACTAAAGGCCTGTAGCCATAAATTGTGCACCCACCTTTATAGAAAGCGCAATGACGCTTAGTCTCGCCTCCCCACACCCAATCAGGATCGCTGAGAGCGTATATGAGCGATTCTTTAACCGAACTGAACCATTCGTCAGCAAAAACCCTACCTTTATTTTCAAGGTTCAAGTAATACTCTTTATTTAAATTAAAAGCAATACTTGCACATTCCATCATTGGAAGAATTAAACCAATCTTGCAACATTGCCCAGAACCTAAACATTTAAATTTTGTTTCGTTTTGCCTTGCTTCCAATACACGAACTTGATTATAAACCATGTCAAGTTCAGTAAAAAGATGTATATCGCTCATACCAACTGACTTATTCATTTTCCACCCATATTTTTCTTTCTAGCCATGTTCATTTTCCTTTGTTCTCTTTTTCTTAATTCTACCATCTTTTGCATAGGAGATTGAGGTCTCCTAGAGGCTGCACCCTTATTAAGATTGCGTCCTTTGCCTCTAAATTTCAACAAATCATATTTCTTACACCAGTTATACAAAGCCTGAGGAGAGATTTCAATATTATATGTTTGGCTTAATAGCTTAACTATATCAGTCAAGTTCATTCGTTTCTTCACATAATGCTCATAAAGCCAAGTTTTATCTTTATAAGGGTCTAAAGTCATTTTTTACCTACCATCAAATGATACCACAACGCAATACCAATTGAGTCAACTATATCATCATCATCTATTTTTTCAATTGGAAAATGTTTTAAAACTATTTTATTAACTCTGTCTTTTCTTTCTTTTTTCTTTTTTGATTCAAAAGAACCTTTAGATTTGTCATTCTTTATTCTTTCTTTATCATTTTTAGAAATATTTACATACCCAATTCCCCTTTTCCACAACATCGGATTGATGTCTATCACCTTCTCGCAGTGCCTAGACAAAACACCCCAGGTATACCCAATGATATAAGATATAATCCTGCTTGTCTGAAAGTTCTGAATGTAAACAGATTGCTCAATGATCGCAACAGATGGCTTGTGCTTTAAGCAAACTTCAGTAAGTCCAGAGAATATTTGATCAAATTTAACAGACACGTCTTGAGTTTTTGTTAACGATATTTTCCCATAAGCAACTAATTCAGTTTTATTTATATCAACAATAGCCCACCCAAGAGAATGAGATGATGGATCTATTGCGATTATCCTATTCGGGTTCTGTGAAGAAGATATACTCTTGATGCTCATGAGTTAAGCTCTTCATTTAATTTGTCCTCATCCCAACCCCATCCGGCTAATCTTTTAACAAATCTTTTTTGTTTACAAAGTTCGCAAATGTTTTCTTTGTTATAAGTAGAAAGTACCGTTGTACAAGTTTTTGTAGCACAAACTCTAGGCTTGTTTTTATTTTTCTTTTTATCGTGGTAAGCTTTTAAAAGTTTATCATTAGTTATAATTCTTCTACATTCAGAAGAGCAATATATACTATTATAAACTTTTGCAATAAAAGTTTTAGAACATTTCTTGTTCTTGCAGACCCGCTTTTCCTTCGTCATTTTCACCAGACCAACAAAGAGAGCGCACATTGCAAGATTGGCAGTGTTTAGATGTTATCTTGTAAGGCCTCTCGGGGATAATTTGCTGAACATGACTTCCGTAAATTTCCCTATATTTCTTAAACAACTTATCTATAAAAGCCTGATCTTTTTCTATATATATTGGCAACAATTCTTGATTGTTTTTGTTTTCATAAATAACAAAACCGCTATCAAGATTTAAACATTCCATATATATCTGAGCTTGCCTATAATGCTCATCTTTTGGCTTTTTATAAATTTGTCTATAATGAAAACCTTCTGAACTAATAGATTTTAATTCAATCAGTTTTTCACCATACCAATTAATTATACCATCTGCAGTGCCCTCAATTGGGGGTGATAAGTATGTTACAGGAATTTCTTCATTAATTAAAATACCCATTTCTCTAAAATAATTGTAAAGTCTGTCATGAACAGCATGACCGTTATCAAATATCCGGTAAGTTTGTGGTCTAAAGTCAACATCGGTATTTACACCGTTAAACAAATAATACCAATACCTTTTGCACTGGTTTGTATAGCTGGGGTGAAACCCATTTACTTTTTTAAATGCAACTTCGTTTCTCTTTGAAAGATGCTCGTCTACAGCCTCAACTAAAGATATTTCAAGCTCGCTACCGGAAATTACTGTTTCAGCAGCACTCGGAACAACTTCTTCCTTCTTAACTCTCAACGCTTTTAATGATTTCATTGACTATAACCACCTTTTCCCGCAAGTTTTAATGCGTTTATGTTCTCTCCTAGCGCTTCGTACATTGTTTTCCATATATCATTAACAAACTTATCCTGCTCTCCCATTACGGCTGATTTTCTTTTAAAAACTTGTGATTTAACAATCATTAAAGTTCTATATGCTGCCAACGTATTTGCTGACTTAATAGCCTGCATACCAAGATACTGGTCTGGGTTTTGGATTATGTCCTCAACAATACGAATACACTCAAGAAACTCTTCCGCTTTATCCCCCATCAATGACTGGATAATTTCTTTACTTACAATAATATCTGCCATTACAGATCCTTTCTTAAATCTTCTGTCTTAACAACTGCTTCTTTTTTTTCATAAGGCCATGTTTGACAAATACCAACAAAATATTTATGCACATAAAACCCAAAATAAAATCCGTCATCCCAATGATAACTTATGCCTAGCGCTCTCCAATGAGATAGTTTATCACAAAAAAAACGATACCTAGGCATTCTACTCATATTCGCTTCCTTTGATTAACTCTTTAAATACGTCCCAATCTATAATAGCGACTTTAGACTCGGAATCATCACCTAATACAACAGAAATGCAAGGATATTTGTAATTAGAATTCCAAGCATCTTTACGCATCTTGCTCCAATTTTTAAGATTTAAAGTAAAACTCTTTCCATTATGTTTATAATCAACTAAAAATTTGTTCAAAGAAGCATCACCCTTTTTAAGACCACGACCAGAGTTTTTGACCGCCTTAGCTTTATCCTTCTTAATTTCTTCTTTCTCAGTTCTTTTCACTTATGCCCGAATCGCCTTCTCCAGCTCAGTTATTTCTTTTGCCGACAATTCAATGCTTGAAAGACCATTCCACTTACTTTCTTTGTAAGTATACCATGC